GCTATTGTGAAGATCTAACGCTACAACCTCACATATCTTTTTTGTTTCGGTGTCCCATACTCGATATTTCGGCATCATTCCATCTCCTCTAAAATAAAGTTAGTTGCTTCTGTTCCTCATATTCCAAATCACTTTGCTTTATATATGTTTCAAGCTCTTCCGCTGTATCAAATGTCTTTTTCACACCTTGCCAACCTGGCACGATATGACCGTGAAAGTAATAAGTGCCATTTACTACATGGATATGTGCCACTCGTTCGTTATCCTGATACAGATATCTCTTAGAGCCGAAAAAATGTTTTAAGTATTCTTTACGTCCGCTATCTGTCATGGTCATCACTCCCACAAGTCAAATACTCTATCGACGTAAAACTTCGCCTTTGCTAAATCCTCATGACCATTCTTTAACGGTGCTCTAGACAAGTATTTAATTGCATTACCTATTGCGAATGCTAATTGTGGTGGGTACTGTGCCGTAACTTGTTCAATAAAATCTATAATTTCAATGTCGCCGTATGTGTAATGCGCAGGTTGCTTAACGTTGTCTTGCGTTTTGTTCATATCTACTTTTCTGTTACTGATTATGCTCATTATGCTTCACTCCTTTTCTTGAACATTTGGTTATAAGTGACATCGAACCAGTACGGATCACGTGAATGTTTTTGAGGTACATTAAATAAATGTGGCTTCTTCTTACGTAGCTCAGCCTCTTTCTTTCGCTCTCTTTCCAATTCACGTTCGAGTCTCGCTTGTTTAATCTTTTCCATTTGTTTCATTTCTCTATATTCTTTTAGGTGCATGCCATAAGGCGCGTCTAAAGCTTCTGAAAACTCCCAACAACCTCTAACACGTTTAGAAACAATTCCAGCATTTATCCCACGCTTTGCCATTATTTCTTTTTCAAAATTGTTAAATTTATATGGTTTATTATTAATGATTACAACACTGCCCATTTATTCCACCTCTACATTTACATTTCTAATTTTTAAATTGTCATACTCTAGTAATTCGTCCGGATTGTTATATAAGTAATCTGCCAGCGCTTCTTTTTCATTATCCACATCATCGAAATGCTGATATTCAACTTCTATAGGTATTCTTATATCAATCGTTGCGTTTATATATGCTTGTTGTTGCATTAGATCACTTCCTCAACTCGCATGATTATTTTTGGTTCTAGTCCATAACGCTTTGAGCTAGTTATTTCTGTAATTTGGTTATCGTCTTTCCATACATGACCATTACATGCGTCTAATACTGTTTTAATTAAGTTATCGATATCCGGCTTAGTCACTTTATACTGTCCAACCATTTCACTTTTCTTTTTCTTCGACCATGATTTAAGCAATGGAAAGTAAAAGTCTAATTCGATTTTTAGTGCATGTTCTAGATTCAACTTAGGCATTTGTCCTTGTATATACGCTTTATGCTTTGTATAAGACGTAGGCATGTAAGTTTGAACAAATCTACCTGTATTACGAAAGCGTGGACGAGGCGAGCCCATAGGTGCCTCAAACGTTTCGTTAAATTTAATTTCTATTTCCATGTGCCACCTCTAAATATCAAATATCGTTGCTTGTAACCCTAGTTCTTGCTCATATAGAAGCCCGTGAGCGCCTTTGAATCGTTTTAGGTCACTATCAGTCATAATTTTCTTTCCGTCGCTGAAATGGGCTCCTGTGAGCGAATAAACTTCATTTACGTTATCTTTATACTTGATGACCTTAATATCTTCTGTGCCATCTTCTCGGTATAAGTAATATTTTTCTTTCGGCATTTTTAACACTCCTTAATATTCGACGATAGCGGGGCGTGTGTGACGTTCTGCAAGTTTTTGGACAAATAGGTCATATAACTTATTTTCGTCGCCCTGTGCCTCGTCTATGAGTTTCTGAGCGTACATATCTGAACACTCAAGTTTAATTTTCAAAAATTCTTTGGTTACCATGCGTCTCGCTCCCTGAAATCGTCTCCGATTACTCTTACTTTTCTTGCATTGTGTTTCATTCTTGAATTGATACGTTGCCAGTTCATATTTTGATTTAGTTCTTTATCACTAAAGTTAGTTGTAAAGATGTTGTTTTTACCTACTCTGTTATCAACAATGCTGAAAAGTTTGTTTAAAGTATGTTCTGTGTTCTCTACACCCATATCATCTAGTACAAGTAAATCAATATCACTTAGCAATCTGACTAGCTCGTCTGTAGTCTCTACTGCATTTTTGTTGTATGTCGCTTTGATACGATCCATCAACATTGGTATGTGCATAAAAGCAACCGTATGCCCTTTAGCTTTAACTGCTTTTGCGATAGCGTATGCTAGGTGGCTTTTACCAGTTCCGTATGAACCTTGCAATATTAATGATTTTGGCTCTTTTGTAGAGAAGCCTTGAACGTACTCTATTGCTGTTTGTTTAGCATGTACTTGTTTTTCATTTTGTGGCTTGTAGTTGTTGACTGTTGCATCTCTTAAAGACGGATTAACGTTTGATTGATTGAATATGTTGTTTATCTTCCGTTGCTTGTTTCGCTTATATTCCTCGTAGATTTCACATTTGCAACCGTCTTTATACTCGTAACCATTCGGGTGTTTTTTAGTAGGAGCGAACTTATATAAGTCGTATTCACTGCCACATCTCTCACATTTCAATCCCTTTTCGACATGAGTAGGTTGATATTTTTTCAAGCTTTCGTTTATCTTTTCGCTGAATAGTGGTTTCATAATATCCCCCTAATCCCAATAACTTTCGTCGTACTTCATACGCTCCAATTGATCTACGCCAGTTTCTTTAATCTCTTCGCTATAATCATTCATATAGCTTTCATTGGTTAAGAACGTTTTAGGGTACTTTTGATATTGTTTGTCTGTAATAGTTTTTAAATACTCTCGAGTACCTTGCATGATTTGCTCAAAAGAATGTTTCTTTAAGCATGATTTGAATTTAGTAAAAGACATCTTCTTATCTTTCTTCTTGTCGTAAAGTTTCCACCATTCCTCAAATTGCTCATGCGTAACGTCAGTTGCGCTATTATTTGAACTTAAGTTCTTATCTATATCTTTTTCTTTATCTCTTTCTAATTCTTTATCTAATTCTTTATCTTCTTCTGTTGCGTGACTGTCACGTGACGTCACGTGACCATTTAGCAATTTTCTGTTGTTTTCTCGTTGCTTTTGTTTCCTCAACCTGTTCTGCGCCCTGATTTTCTCGAGTCCTTCAATGTTTTGGTGCTTTTCCCAGTTTGTCACTTTTATGACACCATTAACTTTTTCAATCATGCCCAATGTCTCAAAAGTTTGTATTGCTAACCTTATTGAGTTGATAGGTCGGCTAAACTCATTTGCTAACATTTCTTCGTTATACGGCAAGTTTTCAGATAGCATAATGTAACCTTGTTCGTTGTACTTTCCTGATAAAGTTAGCAACTTAACCCAAATAGTTATGATCGTATCTCTTTCGGGTAAAGCTTCGATATATTTGATTTTGCTGTCATCAAACATGCCAACTTTAAGTTTTATCCACGATACTTCTCCCATTGTCTTCTCCTTTCAGCGCTTTTATTTTGTCCGGTACTTCCCAGTTAGATATGAATTCTTTAAGTTCATCTGTCATAGGTACGTCGTTAAGGATCGCGTCAGATCCATGCAGGTATGACGAACATTTGTTGTAAACTAATCTCGCTTTGTTTAAATCGTCATATCCGCCTAACGCTATATAGTTGCCAGAATAAAATATTTTTGAATAATATCTATGTTTTATTTTGTTTATTCCTCTTAAATTGTTTTTATCAGTTCCCCTCTTCAATTGCTTTATGTTTGTTTTATAGTTTCTTTTTTTCAGCCTATTATCTTCTCCAATTATATTAAGGTAACCAACACCACCCCAATATTCATTAACTGCATTGTTGTAAGCTTTTGCTGCTTCATCTTCATTTACAAAGTGACCTAAGTTTTTGGTTTTTTTATCAACAGCTATACATGCATACCAATTATTATTTTTTTATCCCATGAAACGCCTTTATATTTAGATGAATTGTTACACTTCGCTTTGCTCCATCTTGTTTTATTACCTTCAGTTGTTAGATTTTTTCTTGTGAAATCATTGTTTTTTATTTTTTGGAAACTTTTTTTTAGAATAAAATCAGGTAAATGCTTTTTATCACTATTCACAATCATTCTGTAATTATCTTTAAAAGCTTTATGCCAAGTATGCTGATTAACTCTCTCGTAATCTTCATCATCAACTAAAATTTCTTCTCCATCTTGTAAAAATATCGATTTAACCATTATTCTCCTCCTTTCAACATTTTATTGAGCCTCTCATCAACTTTTATCCACGAGTCATGCAAGTGATATTTATCATCAAACGACTTAACGCCAATCGCATGTTGCTCGTTGTGATGTTCGCGACATAACGCTAATACATGTTTGTCGTAGTGATTCATCTTGTTTCTGTTCATGCCTCTACCTACTGCTTCGTAATGTGCTAGGTCTGCGTGAGGCTTTCCGCATATTACACAGTTGCGGTTGATTGTAGCCCAATATAATAACGCTTTATCTTCGCTTAACAACTTACTCGTTTCTACACTCATAGGTATTTGATGATGAAACATAAACGCTATAATCAGTTCTATTAACTCCCTTGCAACTTTCATAGAACAGTCGCGCAGACTGATTTCTTCATAACCTTTCATAATTTCCAATTCTGTTTGTAATAATTTTCTAGTTGATTCTACTGGTTCGCCCCAGTGAAGTTCTATATCTCTACACATTGCGAATATTTTTTTGCGTTGTTCTATAGATAGTTTTTTATTGTCCGGAATCTCTACTTCTGCTTTTAGTGGATATCCGTTTTCTAGTAAGTCAATGTGACTTTGTTCGAGTTCAACACCAGTAGCAACGACGGAATAAGTACCGTCGTTATCTTTCTGGTATCTTGTAATGTATTGCATTTAAACCACACCTTAAAACGCTAAATCTTGGTCGTCATATCCAAATTGGCCACTGCTTTCAAATGGATTGCTTTGTTGAGACATTGATGTTTGTTGTTGTGCCCCGTTATTTTCTTCAGCTTTTTGCTTATCTGTCTTTGGAATAGGTTTGTTAACAACATCATCGCCCTTTTTGTAAGGTTTAATAAATGAAAAATCCGTAAAATACTTGCCTTCATCTTTATTGAATTTCCATTTCAATACCAAGTGACAAAACTTACCAATAAGATCATTGGTATCAAAATCTAAGCTAGGAAGATTTAACTTAATACCTAATCGAGTAACTAATTCAATCAATTGTTTTTCTTGGAAATCATATTTATACGGCGGTACAAATTGATTATGTTTATATTGTTTTCCTTCATCATTCTCAAATACGATTGTGAAATATCTATTTTCTCTATCATTGAATTCAATATTTTTAACTTTCACTGTGAATTCTCCAGCTTGAAACCCTGCTGAGCCGTTATAAAACTTTTCTTGATTTGTTTCTTTAGTAAATTGCGCTTGTCCTGTGATTTTCATAATTAAATACCGTCCTTTTTAGTTTTTTTATTAGTTTCCATTTCTGATTGCTTGTACTACGTCCGTAATGCTAGGATTTGCAAATTTCTTATTGTTAATTGTTATTGAAGGTGAATGTCTAATCTTTGTTTCAAACGTATTAGAAGGTTCAGCGTTTAGAATATATCTAGCTTTCTTTTCTCCGTTATCATCAAATTCTTCAATCATTGCCCTAGCTAACACATCACTTTGAGAAGTAATAGCTTTTTTAATTTGTTCTTGCGCTTCAATAGTGATAGTAGGGTTGATAGTGCTACCTTCATCATCTTTATCTTTGTTGATACCTTCATGACCTGTAATAACAAAGTGGAATTTGTATTCTTCTTGAAGTTTTCCTATTAATCTGTACATACTGACAATTCGTTCAGCAACTTCTCCCCAATCATTAAACGTTGGTTTTTTAGACTTATTTTTCATCACATCATTCAATGTCATATCTCTAAGTTTTTGAATAGTTTCAATAACTACAACATTGATTTCTTGTCCGTTTTCTCTCATCTCCTGTAAAATTTGAGGTAAAAAATTTACAACATAAACAAAGTGTTGATAGTTCTCGATTTCTACGTCTGATCCTTCGTCAGTAACCGTTGTTCCACCTTCGTTAATGTCAATGACGAAAGCGTCTTTATCTCTTGTAGCAAACGTGGTTTTTCCTGAGCCAATTTTTCCGTATACTGCAAATTTATAGAATTTCCTTTTATTTTTCTCAGCGATATTATTTATCTTTAGTTTTTTGAGTATGCTTACTTTTTCTTGTGGTTCTTGTTTTTCCTCAGTCATGTTCTACCTCCTCATACTCAATTGTTTCTGTCACTGTTTTCTTGATTGCTTTGTGCTTAGACATATCAATAACAGTTTTGTCTAGTCCGTCGAATTCTCTTGCGTCTCGCATATCAGTTGAATACTTCACTGTGTCGTTCACTTCGGTTGGTCGGTTTGTAATAAATAGATTTTCATCTTTATGCTTGATTAGATAAGTTACAGTCTGCTTCATAGCGACCTCCTACCATCTCATGACTAAGTTAATTAGTCTGTCCTGTTCGTCTGTGTTCTCTTCAATCCATTCATCTATTGCTTGGTTGAATAAGTCTGATGCCATATCTAAGTCATTCTCATCTACGACATAAGCATGTTTAATTGGTACGTTGTTCATATCTTTAACTTGTATTGATATGCCCATATGACCTTTTAAAATTAATAGCTTAAAATCGAATCCGTTAACATGAATATTTTTGCGTATGATTTCGCCTATTTCGTAATACATCTTGACTTCCTCCGTTTTTCGTTTTATATTTAACTTGAAATTTTTCTTAAGTGCTTGATACTGTTACTTGTTGGCGCAAGTAGCAGTTTTTTTATTCTCCATAAAAGTATTCCTTATAAAATATGAATGTCGCTATACTTGCGAATCCCGCGATTGACCATGCTGTAGTGAAGTACAGCAATGGCATAAGCACAATTGCTAAGACTGTGAAGCATAGTATTGCTACTAGGTAGCTTTTATAAATGTTACTCATTTGGCATTCTCCTCTTCTTTCATTTTTATAATCATGTCTATATATCCTCTCTCTAATGCAAAGTCGAATAGCATTTGTTGAATGTGCGGTGGCATTTTGTTGACCTCCCCTATTCCGTTAATTTCATTTCTAACTGGTACGTTGTTTCGTATGACGGTTGCCATCTTTGTACAAACTTAATTGCTTCTTGATAACGTCCTCGAGGTATACAGTTGTAACTCGGTACGTCGAAAATATTTTTAATACTTTTATATATTTCTGCGAACAACTTTCTTGATACTTGGTCGTAGTATCCGTTGAATTTGTTTCTAACAATCTCCGCAACTTTTTGAGCTACTAACTTTTGGATATGTTTTGCTTCTCCGTGCATGATTGGATATGTTTCTTCAATTTTAGTAACTCGTTCATCTAATTCTGTGTTTCCTTGTGCGATTAATTGAATTTGTTCCGATGTAGTTAGCGGTTTTGTTTGGTATGTTCCTGTTCTTCTTAATGTTGGCAAAACTTCCGAAGTTACCCAACGTTTGAACCGCTTCGCATTTTCTAATTTGCTAGAAAAGATTAAACTGTATAGTCCTGATTCGTTGATGATCGTTACATTTCTGTTTTGACCTGACGTCGCGATTTGCGACGTCAGCTTATCTTCTGAATCAATATGTTTTGACAAAGCATCTCGTCCGTTTGCGTATCCTAAAATGTCAGCAACATCTTTTCCTATAAAATATGGTTCTCCGTCAACCTCTAATGTTCTTACTGGTAATTCTTCAAAATTAAATGTTTGTAATTCTTGCATTTCAGCTTCCTCCTTTATCACTTAAAGTGATATTAATATTAAATTTTTTTAGCCTTTATATAATCAACTTCTGTGTTGAATAATTTGGCTAAAGCATACAATTGTAAGCCTTTTAATTCTGCGTCATCTTTTTCCCATCTTATTACAGATTGTTTAGTAACGCCTAATTTATCAGCGACATCTTGTTGTGTCATATTCGAATTAGTTCTCCAGACCTTTACAGAGAACTCTTTAAAATTTTCTGGCATTTCGTATCACCTCCCGTTGACATTTACAACTATACTATCACTTAAAGTAATATGTCAACACCTAAAGTGATATTTATTTCAAAAAAGTAATATTTTGTATTGAAAAGTGATATTACTTATGGTAAATTAGTATTACATTAAGTAATACTAAAGGAGAAAATTATGGAATATAAGAGTGCTAGAAAAATTTTATCAGAGAACTTAGAACAACTTATGAAAGAGAACAACATTACTCAAGTAGAATTGTCTGAAGCAATCGGGGTAAGTCAATCAACAATCTCTAACTGGCTTAAAGAACTTAAATATCCTAGAATATCAAAAGTCCAACAATTAGCAGATTACTTTAATGTACCTAAATCGAGAATTACAGAAGAAAGAAGTATTCATCAAGAAACTATAGCCGGTCATGCAAATAAAGATGAATTTACTCCCGAAGAATGGGAAGAAATCGAAAACTTTATGCAATGGGTTAGAGATAGAAAGAAATAAGACAACAAAGGGGTTTGGCGCATGGGAAAATACGAAGAATTGCTTATGAAATGTGAAGTTGAAGTGAAAGAAACACAAAGAGTACCTCGAGGATTCGATGGTTGGTATCAAGAAGGAGAAATTTTTATTAGACCTTCCCTATCCGAAAGGAACAAATTAGAAGTATTATATGAAGAACTTGCCCACCATAAGTTGACGTATGGCAACATTTTAGATCAGTCGAATTTCAACAATCGCAAGTTCGAAAATTACGCACGTAGACACGGCTTTATCTCAGCTGTTCCATTACGCGAAATTGTAGAAGCTTATAATTATGGCGTACGTAACTTGTATGAGTTGTCTGAGTATCTACAATTAAGCGAAGAATACATATTAGAAGCAATAGAACAATACAAAAAGATATATGGTATTGGAACTCACTATGGCGAGTATTCTATTACATTTGAGCCATTGAGAGTTTTTAAATATAAGGAAATATAAACAAAGGAGAAATGAAAAATGAAAAGATTATTAGGTTTACTATTAGCAAGTACGTTGGTGTTAGGCGCATGTGGTAGTGATGGAAACAAAAAAGAAAGTAATGACTCAAAAACTTCTGTAGATGAAAATAAAGCGCAATTTAAAAACGACACATTAGTTTTAGATCAAGCAGTTTTAAAAATTAAAGATGTATTTTTAATTAATGATAAGGATAACAAAAAGAGTAAAAAGAAGCTTATCGCATTTAAATATGAGGTTAAAAGTAAAGTTGATGACGACAAAATAACTTCAACTAATGTTTGGATTGCATCTATGAGTGCTACTCAAGATAGTAAAGATACCGTTAATAAATTAGAAATGGATATTACGCCAAACACTGGCAAACTTGGAGAATGGAACAAACATAGTTTCGATAAAATTAAAAAAGGCGGAACCGCTAAAGGTCTTGTAACTTACCAACTCCAAAATGACAATGAAGTTACTTTGCACGCTACAAAAGGTAGTGAAGACAAAAAATTAGGTACTAAAAAAATTGATATCAGTAAATTAAAAACAGTAGATTATTCAGTTATGGAAGATTTCGACAATCCTACTACTAAAGAAGAATCACAAGATGATAGTGATAAAGTTTCGAGTGCCGAAGAACAAAGTGATGAAAATAAGCAAAGTGCTTCTAATTCAAATAAAAATCAAACACAAAATAATCCCACTTCTAATAAAAACAACAATGCGCCAGTAAAAGATGAGTTTTCAAGCGACACATCTTATAACGCTTATCAAGAAGCTAAAAGAGCGACAGAAGAAAACAAACGTCAGAATGGTGGCCATACTGCCGGCATAGGTGGTTCATGGGCAGTACAAGACGGACAAGACTATAATTCATGGAAGAAAGCACAAAATGATTTTGACAATTTTAAACGTCAAAATAGCGAAGTGATTCAACAATAAAATTTCGGGTAGCCCGCCTACCCTTATTATTTTTTGCCAATTTTGAGGAGGGAGCACATGAAAGTAGCAATTTATACTAGAGTAAGTACACTTGAACAAAAAGAAAAAGGACACTCTATTGAAGAACAAGAAAGAAAATTAAGAGCATACAGCGACATAAACGACTGGACTATACAAGGTGTTTATGTAGATGCTGGCTATTCTGGTGCTAAAACTGACCGACCTGAACTTAATAGATTAAAGGAAAATTTATCAAAAATAGATTTAGTATTAGTCTATAAGTTAGACAGGTTGACGCGTAATGTAAAAGATTTACTTGATTTATTAGAAATATTTGAGCGAGAAAACGTATCTTTCAGAAGTGCCACAGAAGTTTATGATACATCGACGGCAATGGGTCGCCTATTCGTCACTTTAGTAGGTGCTATGGCTGAGTGGGAACGTGAAACGATAAGGGAAAGGGCAATGATGGGCAAGCAAGCAGCGATTAGAAAAGGCATGATATTAACACCTCCCCCATTCTACTATGATCGTGTAGATAATAAATATATTCCTAATAAATATAAAGATGTAGTTGTGTGGGCTTATGAAGAGGTTAAAAAAGGAAATAGCGCTAAAGGTATAGCAAGGAAGTTAAACGCATCTGATATACCACCACCAAACGGCATACAGTGGGAAGATAGGACAATAACAAGAGCTTTAAGGAGCCCTTTATCAAAAGGGCACTATTTTTGGGGGGATATATTTATTGAAAACTCTCACGAACCAATAATTACAGATGAAATGTATAACGAAATAAAGGAACGCTTGAATGAACGTGTTAATGCGAAAACAATAACTCATACTTCAGTTTTTAGAGGTAAACTCATCTGCCCTAATTGCAATGGAAGATTATGTTTGAATACCAGTTATAGAAAACTTAAACGTGGAGATGTTATACACAAAAATTATTATTGTAATAATTGCAAAATTAATAAAAATGGTGCTTTTTCATTTACCGAAAAAGAAGCTTTAAAAGTATTTTACGATTACCTTTCTAAGTTAGATTTAAGTAAATACAAAACAAAAGAAAAAGAAGATAAAAAAATTGTAACCATTGATATAAATAAAGTTATGGAACAAAGAAAAAGATATCACAAATTATACGCAAACGGCATGATGCAAGAAGAAGAATTATTTGAATTAATAAAAGAAACTGACGAAAAGATTTCAGAATACGAAAAACAAAAAGAGAGAGTTCCTAAAAAACGATTAGATGTCAGTAAGATAAAAAAATTCAAAAATATTCTTTTAGACTCATGGAATGCCTTTACTTTAGAAGATAAAGCAGACTTCATTAAGATGGCCATAAAATCTATTGAAATAGAGTACATTCACGTTAAAAGAGGGAAAACTAAGCATTCTATCAAAATAAAGAATATTGATTTTTATTAA